TACGTTTGGTGAATTGACCAACCGCAGCATCTGCATCATAAACCAAAATATTTCTGTCAACAGCAGCAGCGAGCAGTGTGTGCCAGCCGTCGTCGTTGATTTTCTTAACAAACGATGATTCCAAAACCTGCATTGCGCGAGCAACAACGTTCCAGTTAGCCTCACGAGCATATTTAAGCAAGAAGTCAATCGAGCTAGTAATGCCGTAAGTGTTAACCATTACGTAATCGCCTTCGACGCTACGTTCTGGAATACGACCGTGACCCGGATTGGTATAAGCGACATGTTCGCTTTCCGTACCCGGAGCAAGAAGATCGAGTGGGAATTCAGGGGTTGCGCCCGGTTCAAGTGGCATAGCTTCATAAATTGAAGTTACGACATCGCCGAACAAAACTCCTTTACGTAGTGGCGTTTCCAAAGCCTTTGCGATTTCTCGCTGAGCTTCGATAGCCACCGCTTTATCTGAACTACCGGATTGTTTTAGCAATGCGATGAATTCATCGGAAGGACGTTCTTTCATATTCATATTATTATTCTCCTTTTATGAGCTAAAAATTACGGTAGGTTGATTTCTACTTTGGCATACCCGTCTTGATCTATTGAACTTAAAAATGTTCCAATAGAAGATCCCGCTCTGCCCGTGTCATCTGAAACACATCCGCTATTAGCGATTGCTCCATTTAACTGAACATAGGCAAGGTCGCCAGCTGCCGCAGCTGTGTGGCAGCTAAGGTTGTTGGTAACAACATATCCTTTACGAAGAATGGTAACTTTACCACCCTTTTGCACTTCATCCTTATGTTGATTAATATGCTGACGAGTAAGGTCAAGATTGACCATATCGTTCAACAAAATCCCCATAGGGGCTTTCCCGGATGCTGCCGTATATGTAACCAAGGCTGCGCCTTGATCCATAGCAGAACCCGATCCGCCGGTGCTCACCGAAACAACACCACCTCTAGTAGCAGTTTCATTCATGAAAAAGCTAATGTCGGTCTGTAGTTCATTTCTATCTGATTTAAGAGCCATTATCTATTTCTCCTTATAATTATTTCTTAAGATTAGCCGTTGATTTAAGTAAAGATCCAAACCAATCGCTAGCTGTCGAGCGAAGTTCAACCGCAGGGTCGTCTTCGTCAATAGCTTCAGCCATTGCAATGTTCTTTTCCACTTCTACTTCTTCGAGATCTTCAGCAGATGCTTCGGACTCGTCAACCTCTTCCTCAAGAAGTTCGTTGTCGGCCTTAGAGGCTTTCTCGTCCTTCTTGTCTTTTTTATCTTCATCTTTATCTTTATCTTTATCTTCGTCTTTCTTATCTTTGTTGAGCCAAGGTGGCATTTTTGCAACAATAAAATCGAAAGTCTCTTGATCAAGATCTTCAAACTTAGCAATAGCCTCATCCAGCGCTTCGCCTTCAAGACCTGCTTGGGTTAAAGCAATAGTTCTCTTTTCGAGAGCTGCGGCTTTTTCAATTTCGGCTACTTTAGAAATAGCTTCTTCTTTAGCGGCTTCGGCTGAAGCCAGTGATACTTCAAGTTCTTCCACTCTAGATAGAGCTTCTGTAACTTTAGACTCAAGAGAGGCAGAAGCCTCGTCTTTAGCAGAAATAGTTTCTTCGAACGTTCGCAATTGAGCTTCAATCGCTTCGGCTTTCTGAGTTTCCATTTCCTGCTTCATAGTCTCATTAGCTAGACAAGCTTCGGCCAACGCGGCTTTCACTTCATCCAGCTGTTTCTGTAAAACATCGGACATTGTAGTCTCCTTTATTGATGAAACAGTAATAAGTTTACTTTTACATTCACTAAAACTTTGACTATCATTTAAAATGATACTTCGAGGATTAGCAGGTTTAGAAACCAAGCCCTTGCCAGAGAAAGATATATTTCTTAATAATCTACCTACTTCATAACCCTCATACTCTCCTGTTCCCCCGTAGGATCGGAGATGCTTCGACAAAAATGCAGAAGCCTCTTCTCTCGCCACAACCTTGCTTTCGCCCTTAGAATTTCTTAGAGCGTAATCAAAACTTGGGAACAAACATTCCATGGATACAAACCATTGATTTCCTTCCTCAATCTCTTCTATAAGATTAGCCATACGTGCTTGAAGATCCATATCACTCCAAGACCTATAGAGCACGGCGTTTGTGATAATATTAAAGTCTTCAGGAGAACCAGCTTGACTCCAGTCAACGGCTCCATCTAAAGATTTACCACTAAAATCGACCACATAATTTCCTGTAATGTGGCCAATGATATCTTTTTCGTCGTGCATATAATTAAATTGTTTATCTTCGGGAGTTGAGCGTGCTGCCCACATCTCTTGAGGATCAAAAACATCATCGTTTTTATTCCAGCCACTACTCACTAAAACAGAGCTTAGGTAATAAAGATCAAATTGCTTATCTTCTTTATTATCGGCGACTGTATGAGATAAGGCAATAGCCTTTTCTTCATCGGTTATCTCTAGATCGATAGGAGCACAGTATGCAATTGTGCAATTGTTCTCTACTAGATCTTGGATACCGTCTTTTATTTCTTGTGCATATGCTTTCATGTGAATCTCCTTAAGAGGTAATACACAAAAAATACAGTTTGACTATCTTTTTAACTAAAACTAGCAAAAGTGGAGGCGTAGATATATCGCATTTCATCAACACTAGGTTTCTTGTTCTGTGCTTTTGAGAAACTAGCGATAGAAGTTTCTATATCATTCTTGAAATCGCCCGACGGTTTTGTACCAGAGTCAATAATAGCTTTTATTACATCTGCATCAATATCCATGAACGGTTTAACTCCAGTCAATATGCAAAGCTTGAGATATTCTAGCTGGTCAAACTCTGACTTTGTTAGGCTTCGAGCGTTCTTCTTATTGAAGTGTGCTAGAGCCATAGGCATAACCAACTCAGAAATATCTTTCTGTGCTTCATAAGCCCATAACGTAGTAGATACGTCACCTTTACTGCGAGGTAGAACTCGCTTTTGTTTTCTCTTTTGCTTATCTCTAGCGTTTTTAGGTCTCCCTCCGTCTGGATCAGGAGTCGCGGTATTCGTGTCTTCTACTGTCGGTTTTGGAGTCTCATCAACCTCTATTTTGTTTATCTGGTCGATCTCAGATACGGGAAGACCTAAGTTTTCAAGATAGATATCATTATCCAAAACGTCTTTGGTAAGTGCGATCTTAGCAATATCTTCTTTATGTTGTGGGTTATGATATGGTCCTGCCTTCTTGGGTGAGAGCGCATCGTTAACTCTAGATCTCTCTTCTCTACGAACTCTAATTTTCTCGATAGCTGGTAGCTCTCTGAATCTTTCGAGAAGCGTTTCATGAGATATAATGTCTCTATCGGCTAGCTGGACTAGTAATTGTTTCTGTGCAGCTTCGTCTGCCAATATAATTGAGTCGAAGTGAATTTCTGCGGGGAATCTAAAGCCCATAGCTTTCTGAATGATCTTAATCTCATGCTTCCAAAAACCCTTTAAGATTTCACGACCATACTCAAGTCTTTCTACTAAAGTCTTCAGACTAACAAAGTTATTGGTATACCCACCACCTGAAGATGCTCCAGTCAGAGTGGGAGGAATTCCAAGACCTGCATATACACTCGTGAGTATTGGCTGGTATTTTTCTGAACCTAAGAACTTATATACCTGACTGTTGCTTTCTTTAAAATCAATCTCAGGACCCCAAACTAAATCCATAGTTCCACCACCAACATTACTGGCAAGAATATCCCTAAGCTTATTAATAGCCGCCTTAGTAGGTATAATCTTATGGTCTAGATCGCCAATTCTCCACAGTCTAACATTAGATATAGCTCCATCAAGAGCTGCTAGATCTGCAAGTTTCATTTTTTCTAGCATAATGATATCGTCGAGGATCGCATAAATCATTGGGTTTGCCCAAAGGTTCCAGTCATCTTTTTTGTAATGGAACATTCTCACTTTCTCTTTATCTAGAGGGATTTCTCTTTCCCCCTGCGAAAACCTCTTCATCATACCGGCAGGTAGGTTCTGTTTTTTTCCGTCTCCAGACATCATCAAAGAGTTCATCGTTGTCTTTGATACCTTTAGTACATACTCGATATCCCCAGTGAACATTGACGCATTAGCATTCTTAACATCGACAGCTAGAGGGTTGAGAAAATCATATTTCCAAGGGATCTCTCTCTTAGTAAAATCTATATCTTCAATCTTCATATCTGCGGCAGCGGTGCTTCTCTTAAGTTCAGCTTCTTTTTTCTTACTTATCTTCGCAGTGCTTCTCTTTACAGTAACGTTACCACATCTATATAGATAATTTAAGAATCTCTCTGATCTATCCAGACCGTCAACTTGTTCGAACCATTTTCTATAGAATCTCTCAATCGATTTGTTTGGGTGAACAAGAGTAATGCCCTGAGATGCAAAATCCCCCATCAGATCGATAACATTTCTGATAATTCCGACTTTATCGTATGCCTGCATACACATCTTTATAATCCGTTTTTGCTGTGTTGGAACAGCTTCGCCGGGACGAAAGGAAGTGTAGTCGCTCTTGTCAAAACTAGGACGAACAGACCGCGAGGACTCGACATCTAAGAATGTTCTATTGTTGTAAGCAAAGGATTTTTGTATGCCATCATAGGCGTGAACCGTATCGGAAGATGCCTCATAAGCCTTGCTGCGCTCTTGGTCATTTCCCCACGTTAAATAAAGATCATCTGCCATTGGTATTGTTCCTTAAACAATAGTATTGATAATT